AATGGTATTTAGAAATGATAGTCCACTGATTATAAACATTTTCTTCAGTGATTGTCATTTTCTTATTTAAAGCTCTTCTTACATAATCATTTGCTTGACTACCTATAGTATTATACTCATTAGGCTTCCTAACATCTTTAAATTCATTTTCTCTTTCAACTCTGAACTTTTCTTCTACATTTGAAACTAAGGCTTCGGTTGAAGCTTCAGCAGCATCACCTTCAGCAGTATCTTCAAAGCCAACATTTGTTCTTTGTTGATATGTAACTAGACTTACTCTCCAATAAGCTCCTGTATACATAAAATCATCAGATTGTGCAACGGCATCAACCTCATACATTCTATTCATAAATTGTTTAAAATATAAATAGTCCCTCATCTGAGGTTTAGCACCAATTCCAAATACAGCTTCAAATGCAGATTTTACAATATGAATTTCAAATTGAACTGGAAAATCCATCATTAATGGATTAAAGTTTATATCTCTAGTTGGTAATTCATTATCAGGAACCATGATTTTTATTTCACCTTCCTTAATAACATCAAATAAAGAATATTCTTTTAGAATAACATCTCTACTTCTTTGATCAGCTTTAGTTTTATAGTAATCAACACAGAAGCCAAATAAATTACTTGCCATTGCTGAAAGTTGTGTATACATTTGGCCGGCTCTAGATATATCATAAGGATCCCAGCCTGATCCACAACAATCAAAAGCTAAGTTTAATGCTCCTGAACAGCCGTCAACTCCACCGCAATCTATTTGGGGTATTTTACATATTACACCACCATCAGTTACAATTTCTAAAGCTATAGAATTAAAAGTTAATGTACAATCTCCTTGTTGTGTATATCTATATTGAATCCAAAAAGGTTTAGCAGGATTTAAAACTAATGCCTGTAAATTAACATCGGTTAAAGGAACCCAATCTGAATAAGTAACACCGTCAACACCCCACCTAAAATCTTTGTTATAAAAACAAGAGGTAGTTTCACCAGTGATAGAATCTGTAAATCCTAATACTTCGGTTACATTTTCATAAGGTGTTTTTAAGCTAACTAATAACTGGTCGCCATTAGCATTTGTACTGGATCCTGTTACTGCCATGTTATGAATTTATTTGTTGCTCTTCTCCAATAGGTTTCTTCTTTCCAAAAATCTTATCGGCAGAAGCCAAACCTAAACCACCAATACATATTGCTGCTACTGCATTAACAATAGTAGGCTCTACTGGAGTTTCAGTATAAAGATTAATGAATAGTGCTGCACATAAAGATAAACCAGCGATAATACCAATAAATCTTTTTGATGATGGGGTACCTTTTTCATCTTTTAAAAGGCCACTTACCCAATTAATGATTTTTTTCATATACAAACATAATTTGTTTATATATTCATGTTCTAATACGGTGTATAGTCAGTCTTAACTAAAAGTATTGGATCATCTTCTTCTATCTTTGGATCTACAGAAGTTATAATTTCAAAAGCATCAAAAACTTTACGTTCATCCATTTCTGAAAGTATATCAAATAGAACTGTGGCTTTTATGTAAAAATAAGAAACTCTTTCTAAATACCTATTTTTCATAATTCCTACATCCATGAATCTTTTATTAAAAGTATCTAATTGTACTCTATCTAAAATTTTAGTTAGATCAAAAGTACCTTCAATAATATTAAAATGAAAACTTACAATTTCTCTACCACCATCTACTTTAACTAACCTAGAAAATATTTTTTCATCGGATATTTTAAAAGTAATTTTATTAAGATTAGGTAATCTATTAATTATAGATTGCAAAAAGAAAATAGAATTAGGTTTAAAGTTAGGATTAGGTAATAAATCCTGCCCAATAGTTTTCTTTAATTCAGCTCTTAAAAATGTGGAAGCTTTTATTGCATTTTGAAATTCTTCTAAAGATATAATAAATTCATTCTTCTTTTTAGATTCATTTCTACATTCTTTCTTTACTTTAGAAATAATTAAGTTGTCAACATAATCATTCTTATATAAAGTAAATGCAATATGCGTAGGTATTTCTAATTCAAATCTATTATCAACTAACATCATTACTCATCTGTTTTTCTAATACGTTTATTGCATTTTTAATTTCAGATGGCATATGCTTCATTGCTTCATTAAAATCACGTTCACCTATTTCATTAATCTTTAAGTACATCTCTAACGCTTTAGGATCTGGATCCCATTTCTTTACCTTTTTAGAAGCTTTTGTTTTTGTATAAATAAAACCAGGTACTCTATTGAATTTTGATGCAACCATTCTCCATGCTTCTGCTTGTCCTATAGGATCAATCTTCAATGCATTAAACATATTTGCTTGGATAGGAAATTTAATACTCATAAATCTATTTGTCATAAATGAGTTTTTAGATTTATCATAACCTTTCAGTTTATCCCATTGTGCATCTTTCCCAAAAAGAACTTTAATGTAATCGAATAGTTTCATTACCTTTTATTATTTATATGATAAGTTAGTAAGTTTGTTTTATATTTTATCCCAATCAAAACTTTCTTCAATAAAAGCCTGTTTTTCTGGTTGGAACATTAAAAGTTCATTAAAAATTACAGGGAGCTCTTCTTGGCTTGATCTTTCAGGTTTAACGTAAGTTAACATTTTATCCTTCATAGTTTGAACATGAGGTTCAAATGGAAATTCCCTTTGTATGTTATCATCCATAGTTCCTTCACTAACATATAAGTCACTGGACATTGTTATAAAATATCTTATTTTTCTTTCTTGGTGTAATTTAAGTAATTGTATAGAATATAAATGATCTTCACCATTAGGTATATCTTCATCCATCATTTCTTTTGCACTTAATTTACTCTGCAATAAAATTCTATCATAATTACTAGGGTGTTCTTCATTAACCCAATGACCTACACCTGCACCATGATTTTCACGTGCACATAATGATACGCCCCATACACAACCCCAATATTGACCTTGGTCTCCAACTGGGAACATATGTCCTCCTCGTTGAATATGATCTACAATATCTAAAGGATGCAATCCTACAGCATCTAAATTAGGATAATGTTCAATATGTTGATACATAGATCTTATAAAGGTTGGGTATAACCAATCATCTCCGTCTATTTGAGATAAAAAATCAGCATCACTTTCTAAAAATAATTTTCTACACGAATTTTTACCTTTGCCAGGTTTTCCATTACTTTCAGTTCTAACAACTTTAAATCCAAAATCAGCGTCTAATACTTCTTGATAAAAATTATCATTTAAAGTATTAACAACAATTACAGGTTCTACTTCAAGTAAAGGATGAGGTTCAAGATTTTTAACTGACTTTACGAGTCGTGTTAATTTATCAACTCTATGATGAGTAAGTAAACATAAAAGTATCTTATACTTAATTGTCATATTAAAATATTTTGCCTTTTGTTTTTTTGTTTGTTATAAATGAAAAGTCATTGCTGTCTTCATCTTTATCACCTTTAAAGATAGCAGATTTAATTGCACTATTATCATCTGTATCATATTTAGTCCCAGCTACTAATTTTTTCATTGTTGAAACATTAGGCAATACTAATTCATTAATATTTATTTGAGACTCTACTGATTGAAACATTTCATCCAATATACCTTCTGGGATAGTATGTGAACTAAGAACCATAAGATTAACATTAGATTTTAGATTTGCAATAATTTGCTCTCTGCTCATATGTTTAGCTTTCATATGCCTAATTAAGATATTAGCCAAATCAGTAATATAACCTTCATCATACAAATACATATGAGATAATGAACCATGTTTTTCTTTAAATTCATGTATAATAGATGTAGCTTTATTTTCACTAATACCGTACCTTCTAGGTTTTCCATTTTTAGGTGTTGATATATGCCAATATGCAGGAGGAACATTATCACCAGAGTCACCAGTAAGAACCTTGCGGAAACGGAACTCTTCTGGATCTACTTCTACAACTGAAACTTTCTTTTTAGAAATTACCGATGAAAGTAGTTTTTTGGATTGTGCCTCTGGTGATGATGATACCTTAAGTACATCAAATAAATCTGTTGACTCTTCTTTTTCTTCTTCTGTTAGCCATTCAGAAAATCCTTGATAAGTATATAATTTTTTATGAGCTGGTGAAAATAAAATAGTATGAGTATTATTATTTTGACTTTTGTTAACCAACTGAACTAAATCTCTGTCACCAGTAAACATAATAACAGATTTATCATTTGCCAAACATTCAGTATTCCAAGCATACATTAAATCATCACCTTCTGCTCCATCTACCTTAGAATAGATAACTCCTTGTTTAATAAGGAGCTGTGTAAACTCTTCTGTAACTTTAGAAAAGTTTGCCCAGTTAATTGAACTATCTTGTTTACGATTACCTTTATATTCTGCCTCTGGATAAAAATCCTTTCTCCATGATCTTGAATCAATGGTCCATACAACTTTATCAATAAGACCTTCAAATAATCTGATTTGATATGCAAAGTCAGTTGCAAGCTTTCTCATAAATACATTAGCATCTTCTTCGGTGCCAAGCATTTCAGCCTTTTTAGATTTTCTTGGTAAAACATATAATGTTCTAAAAAGAAAATAGTTACCATCAATTACAAATGTATGCCTTCCTGTTTTTCTCATAATAGTCTATTTAATATAAATATAACAAATTTTAGTTATTACTGAAAGTAGAAGTTAAGACAATTTCTTCACATTCTTCTTTAGCCAATTTATCTTTTCTTAATTGATAATATCTGCTAACTGCTGCTCCTAATTGATAATGGTTAGGAAATTTCTTAATTAATTTTTCTAAAAATTGTGCTCTCATACGCCGTTTAATATTGATTGCAGTTCATAAATACATGCAAGCATAGATACTGCTGGATCTATTACTTGTTGTCTTTGAGATTGATATTTAGCTACTGTTACAACTACCTGAGGTATAAATTGAATATATGATTGTCTTTCTTGTTGAATGAATTCAATAAATTCAGCACCTAAAGAAGATAATACATCATCAGTTCTATTTGCATAATTAGATAACATATATTGATAATTCTTTACAGGATCTTCACCATCTATAACCAAATCATAAATATCTTTATAAACTGAACTGAATTGTTTTATATCTTCAACTGTTATTTTATCTTTACCTTGTGATTGAAAACCTTGTAATTGATTTAACATATTTCTTAAATCAGGAAATTTTCTTTTCACTAATTCAACTGCTGCATGTTTATCAATGTCAATACCTTCTTCTTTACAGATTTTTAGAATCCTCATAATGTAACTTTTCATTATTTCAGTTTCTTCTTCTTTAGAAAAATCAAAATCAATCATTTCAAATCTTGATTGAATTGGATCTGGTACTTTATTAATATAATTACATGTTGCTATGAATCTTGCATTTATTGCAAATTGATCCATTGTGGCTCTTAAAGCTTTAAAGAATTGATCTGATACACCATCAATCTCATCAAGTATAATTACCTTCATTTTTCCTGGCTCATCCATAATTGAACGATTAGCACAGAAGTCTGTTATTCTATTTCTTACAATATCTACTGAAGTATCAGTTGAAGCATTAATGTATAAATAAGGATGCTTAAAATGTTTAACTAATACTTTCGCAGCTGATGTTTTTCCAGTACCTGGGCTACCATGTAATAGTAAATGTTGATAAACTCCTTTGCTTAATTTTTCACCTACTCTTTTAGGTGTTATTAAATCTTCTAATGCCGTTGGTCGGTACTTTTCAGTAAGTAAGATATTTTGTATATTCCGCATGAATTTGTTTATTTTTATATGTAAAAAAATAAGATTGTTTACATTGAATAAATATAAAAATAGATCAGCTATGCAAAGGAATCACGTAAGAAGAAAAATAAGAAAGATTATTCAACAGCCCCAGGCGGTGGAGCATAGAACTAATATTCAACGTAGGCATGAACCTGTTGTTCCAGTAAGAACTACAAATAATGAAATGATTCGTGCTAATGTTTCTAAAACAATTAATTTAGTTAATGCTGCAAAACCACCTGTAAAAACTGTTAAGTATTCGCAGGTTCCTAAACTCTTTTCTGGAGAAACGATTTATATTATTGGAGGTGGGCCTTCATTAAAAGGATTTGATTTTAGAAAATTAAGAGGATGTAGAACAATTGCAATTAATAAAGCTTTAATATATCATGCTGGTGCAGATGTTGTTTATTGGACTGATGGCAGATTTTATACTTGGTTTAAAAATGAAGTAGATAATTATCAAGGTTTAAAATTTGCATTAAAGGCAGGTAGCCAATATACAAGTGATATACAGGTATTAAGAAAAGGCAAGCCTTATGGGTTAGAAGAAGATCCTGAAACTTTGGCACATGGTTTTAATAGTGGATATGCTGCTATTAATCTTGCCTATCATTTAGGAGCAGCTAAAATTATCTTATTAGGATTTGACATGTCTAATGATGGAACCCAAACACATTTTCATGATGGTTATCCTACTCGAGGTGCAGGTGACCATATTTATATTGATAAATTTTTACCTGGATTCAAACAACTTGATTCTGAATTAAAAGCAAAAGGTGTAACAGTATTAAATGCTTCACCTTATAGTAGATTAAATATTTTTCCAAAAATTACAATAGATCAAAGCTTAAGCCTTAGATGATCTTTTAGCATAAGTCATAAACTCTCTTTGTTCCTTTTTTAAGAGGTGTTTACAGTGTTTAGTAAATTTAATTGATGTATCTATAATTCTACCATCTACACTTTTGTTCCGTGAGTTATGGGCCTTAGAACATTTACTACAAACAAAATTTTCTACTTTCTTAGAATCCATTCTAGATTTAATAGGAACTTTACATATTCCACAATTCCAATCAATAAGATCCGCATCTTTTTCTAATTCTTTAAGAGTAGTAAATGTTTCTCTAAAAGGATTCCATATAGGTTTATTAACATTCTTTTCATGGCCATTCATATCCTCTACTTTAAATATAACTTCAAAGGCTTGGGTATCAGAATCTAACCATTTCATATGACGGTTATTTAAAAGCAATTTTTGCTTCAAAGGCGGCAGGTTTTCTAGAAGAATCCCATACCGCCTTTTATACCATCCAAAGTTTATTTTACGAACTTTATACATAAGGTTTTAATTTAACAGCTACAACATGTACATTCACATGATTTACCACAGCCGCATGTTTTACAATCACATTTCATATTAATAATTATTTTTACAGATTTGATCTTAATCTTGCAAATTTCTGAGAAACAGATTCTGCTACATATTCAAAAGATTCACTAGTTAAATTAGCCAACTTGTCTTTTAAGCCGTCTCTTTTCTTTTTCAGTTCAGCATAATCTTCATCAGCACCAGTTACTAATCTTTCTTGTTTAGTAATTTCCTTATTAATTTTATCCATTGCCTTTTCACCATCTTCACCACCGGTACCTTTCTTTTCTTGTTCCTTTTTCTTATCTCCTAATTTAACTAAAGCTTCTTTAGCTTTTTTCTTAGTTTCTTGAGCAGCATCCATATTAGCTTGGAAGTCCTTAATACCTTTTTCTAATTTTGCTGATGCTTCCCCTTCATTATCATCTTTAGAATCAGCTGAGGTATCTTCATAATCAGCTAAAGCTTTACCTTGTTCAGCAGCTTTTTTAGATAATGCAGTTTGTTTAATTTTTAATTGTTTAGCTTCTTCACCATCAGCAGCCTTAAGTACTATCTTATTAGCAGCAAGATTAGATTTAGTTCTTGCCAATGCAGCAACCTTTTTTAAACCATCAGTTGTTGCTAAATCATTCATTCTTTGTGTAATAGCATCGGCCTGATCTTTAAGTGCAGCATTCTTAGCTTTATTTGCTTGGGTCAAAACTTCTTTTTGTTTAGCAGTCATACTAACTTTACCTTTTGCCTTTTTCTTTGCAAAATCTACATCATTAAGAGCTTGTGCTACTTTAGCCTTTTGGTATTTCTTAGCATTGTTTTTAATCTTCTTCCATTTAATCGGATTCTTAACTGCATCTATCAATGCTTCGTTAATAAATTGATCATATGTTTTTAATGTTCCCATGATAGTTTGGTTTTTTTATCTTTTATTATATATCAGTCTATAGAAAACAAAAAAGCCACTCCGAAGAGTGGCTTTCTATGAATAAGTATTATAAACTTAATTATTAGATTAAGTTAACACCTTGACCTAAATTAAAGTTCATAGTGTAATACATTAATTCTGGGTTGAATCCTGCGTCAACTAATGCGAATCTAGATTTAACCGCGATTTTAGGAGCCATAGTTCCTTCTGCGATTGTTTCTACTGATTCTGCCATTAAGTAAGGCATGAATACTAATCCTGGAGAATTTCCATCACCTTTTCTACCTACACAAATTGTAAGGTCGTTAAAGGCTCTGTTAGGATCTACATAGATTGTTACCCCAGCAATCGCACCGATTGGATATAAAGATCCACCAGCTTGATTAACTGTATTTGATAACGGATATGCAATAAATCCAGCTACAGATTGAAGAGCAGTTGCCATTTCTCCACCTGTTACTGCAAACGTTGCAGGTCCTCTTCTACCTCTAGTAGCAATTAAGTTACTAGCAGCAAGAATCTTAGTGTAAATTCTACGTTGTACATCAGCAATTACAGTACCACCTAAGTTAACCTGAGTTGTAGGGGCATTAATTGTTTGGACAGTGTTACTATTATTACCAGGTCCTAATGTAACAGCAGCGGCACCAGCAGCAGCTAACGCAAAGTTATCTGAAAATACTGTACCATTTACTGCAAACACATTAGTTGCATTGGTTACACCGTTTCTGAATATTCTATCCAAGATGTATTTGTTGATTGACTGAGTCAATTCATTAACTAATACTGCTTCTACTTGAGCAACAGCATCGATACCAAATTGCTTAAGGTCTTGAACTTGTTCTCTAGTCACAGCAGCAGCTACTTGGAAAGTATCAGCAGCAACAGACTTGTTGAATAAGCTTAATCCCATAACGTTATCAACAGTAGACTCACCAACACCTCTAAGGTATGGATCAGTTCCATTGATATTTTGGTTACCAAATGTTGGCGCTAAAGTTGCAGGGTTATTATCTGGTTGGAATGCATTACCAGAGAAACCAGAAATATGATCCTCTAATGCTTTCACTAATGAAAGTTTTGCACCACCAGCAGCACCAGCAGCAGCAAATGTTCCACCTGTTACCATACCAGCAACACCACCTACGAAAGTAGCAGCTCCTTCACCAGGGACAGCAGCTCTACCTGCAGCGGCAGCAGGCCATGCACCACCAGCGATACCAGCTTCTACATAGAAGTTACCACCGTCAGCGATTGCAGAATAGATAGGGTCAAAAGTTCCTTCAGAACCTTGAGCAAATGAGTTAGTGATTGCAGGTCCACCTGTAGCGGCATCTACTGCACCAGTATATCCTCTAACTCTGAAGATTTTTAAACCATCAATTCTAGACGTACCAACGAAAGTTAATTCGTAAGAAGGTCCGTTTGTTGCAGCAACAGCGCTACCTACATAGATAACATCGTTTACTGCCCAGTTAGATGCACCACCTACAGCAGGGATAGCATCACACTTGATTAATAGAGCAGAACCGTCAACATCTAAATTAGTGTTAAGAGGTGCTCCGGAGTCTCTACCTCCACCGTATACAAAATCCAAATAAGTTAAAATTCCCATTGGCCCTTGCATTGGTACTACAGGAACTAAGTCTAAACCTACAGTCTGTGCAGCTACTTGCATTGCAAGTGGTAACAAAGAAAAAGGTCTGTCTCCAGATCCAGCAGTTTGAGTACCGAAGTTATTCATTGATCCAGGATCTCCTGGCAATGTTACGTTACCCATACTTTGAACATTCATGTTCGGGTTAAGGTGCACAGTATTGTAAACACTCTCATTAAGGTTGTGGTAGTGACAGTACTTAGACATCCAAGATAACTTAGATTTTTCAGTTATGCCAGTACTTTCCTCAATAACAGGTCCCCAAGTCTTTTGAACCTCAGCCTCGTTGATTAATTGATTTGCGTACATTTTAAAAAATTATTTTTCGCATTTTGTGGAATATTTAAATATTCCGTTTCTAATCGCCTGAGTCCTTTTCTTCTTGACTATTCGATTATATCTTTTAGATTAAATGATTATCTATTTAATCTGAATTTCATTTTTTGAATTAAATCTGCTTGGTATGCTTCATTTAATAATGGCTCCTTCTTTTCTTGAGCAGCCTCAGCAGCAGTTTTACTTTCATTGATTGCTTCTAAATTCATTTGAGTATCTCTAAGATCTCTCGTTTGCCAAAAGTTATTAATAGCATAAGGAGTACTTAAAGAATGAAACTTAGACTCAGCAATAATTTGTTCTTTTCTATTTTCTGAAAGAGAATTCCATTTTTCAGCATATTTCTCTGGCATATCATCAATAAAGTTAATTGCCTTTCTTTCAGTTACAAAACAAGAGTCCCAAACATTTTCAGCTTGTACAGTTGACATAATAGAATCAGCATTCATTGATTCAACTATTAAACTTTTCTTGTCTTCAGATAAAGAATCAAATTCATTCTTTTTAGATTCTGATAAGAAATTCATAAAGTGCATTTCAGAAACATTTTTAGCTTCAGCCTTAGAAATTAAACTTTCTAATTTTTCACTAATAGTATCTTTGTAAGATTTCTTTTCTTCATGCATACACTTATCGCACATTTCTTTTATTTTGCCTTTATCAGCATCAGGATACATTTCGCAAATAGCTTCATATTTCATACCTTCTCCCATACATTTAGAAACTTCTTCCATAGTTGGAGTATATCCTTCTTTCATCTTACCATATTCATTAACAGTAGATTCATTAATTGGTTCAGCATCTACAGCAGCTACATTTTCTGCAATGTATTCAGAATATTTAATACTCTTGTCTACATTTTCTCCAAGGTATTCAGAATAAGCAATATTTTGATCAACCTTTTCTGCAATGTATTCAGAATATTTAATTCCTTTATCTAAGCTTTCACCTAAATAATTAGAATATGCAATTCCTTTATCTGCTTGTTCAGCAACATGCTCAGTATATTGAATTGAATTATCTAATTCTTCACCTAAGTAAGAAGCATAATTTTTAATTTTATCGATATTCTCTGCTAAGTAGTCAGAGTGAGATATGCTCTTGTCAAGATTTTCGGATAAGTATTCAGTATAATCAGTAACCTGATTTACTTTTTCTGCAATATGCTCAGTATATTTAACTAGCTTTTCAATTAACTCATCGTTATTTGAATTTGCAGATTCTTTAACACTATCCAATGTATTCTTTACATATTCAGTGTACTTATTAAAATCCTCAACAGTTACAAATTTGTCTGATGTATTTTCCATTGTTAGATCTGTTTTATTTGTTTTATTTATTTCATCTTCAGAGTTATCCATTTCATAAATGTATAAACCTTCAGTATTTTCAAAACCGAATGATTCATTAACTCTGGCCAATTCTGCATTTTCAAATCCAGGATCAGCAACTAAATCGTATGTAAAGAATTTTTTAATTTTAACTTTCCCAGACTCATCAACTGTTCCAGCTGCTCTACTTGAAATATGTAATGGAATACCATCCTCTATTAATGCCTGAGCTTCTTTACCTTTTGAAGTATTTAATAATCTAATTCTTCCTAGAACTTGTTTCTTATTACTATCGTAATCTAAATCCTCGATAACGTGAGAAACATTTGATAGGCTAATATCAAAATCTTTTGGGTGGTCAAGTTCACCTAACAGTTTGTTAGTTTTTACCTTTTCCTTTAATTCATTGATATGAGGAAGTACTTCAGCTTCTTCATAAATACGGTTATTTTTATTCTTTACTCCAATCTCAGTAAATACACCTTCAAGTACGACAGAGCCATCGGCATCCTTAGTCATACTTAAATTAGACTTAGATCTTTCTAGAATTAAAAGTTTCTTATTAGACATCTTTCTAGTTTATTTGATTTATATATTATAACTCTTGATAGTTTTTAGATTCCGGCCAATGGGTCTTCATCCATCCCATCAGATTTCTCTTCAGGTTTAAAATCCTTCTTGTTTGCACCTAAAAGAATCTTTTCTATATCTTCTTGCGAATAACCTTCTGCTTCTAACTCAGTACGTTCTTTAGCTCGGGCATTTGCTTTAATATCATCACGTGTAAATCCACCATATCTCTTAATTAAGAATCCTAAATCAAAATATGGTATTTCCTCCATTTCAGCAGTCATTGTACTTAATTGTGTTTTTAGATTACCAATAAAATCTACACGTTTTGTTTGGAGTTCCATTTCTTTCATTTCTTCAAAAACATTATCTTTCATAAAGTTTAATCCTAATCCTGCTTTAAATGCAATATCATTTTTTAATTCAGGATGGTTAAGACACATTTGAAGATATACAGGCTTAACTAATATTTCTTGCCATATTGATCTTAATCTTGAAATAAATCTACCAAATTTAATTTCATCTCTTAACATACCGCTTGCTTCCATATCATAAGTATTACCACCTTCCCTATCAAATCTAGAAAATGGAATCTTAGAAGCTAATTGTAATTTATCTGAAAAGTATTTTAAAGATTCAGTATCTCCTAGATCTGGTCCATCACCACCTAATGTAGTAATTTCTGGTGATTCACCATCTTTAGAAGGTAACCAATACTCCTTGTTAAACGGCATCATTGGTTTACCATTGGTTTGAATTTCACCACTCTCAAAGTTAAAGTCTACAACCTCACGATATGAGTTCATTAAAGTAGCTAATGATTGTTTTGCTCTGGTTTTTGATTTACCACCAACTGGAATTGTAAATTGAGTTTTAAATGAAGCATTAGATACAGCCCAGATAATTCTACTGTGTTCCATAATTCTTAAAAGGTTAAAAGATCTGATTAATCTTTCAACATAAGATATTCTCATTGGTGAATTAATTGAAGAATATGAAATGTAAATTATTTGAGAATCCCATAATGTTCTTTCTTTTGCACCTTCACCTTTATATTGGATCCAAACTTTTTTACCATCATCGGTATCGATACCTGGCATTAATGATACAGGATCTAATTCTTTAAATCCTATAATCTCTGTTTGTTTATCATTATAAACAATTTCAAAAGCAAGATAACCATCAATTAACCATTTTCTAAAATAATTCCACGGTGCTACTGAATCATTAAAACCAAAGTAATTGTAGATATTATTATATACATCTGCAATCTCTTCTTCTATTGATTCACCAATATGACCATTAAATTCAGCATAAGCCATATAATTAGATTCATCAAAAACAATTGCTTCATCTGTTAATACATCTAAGATATCTTCAATTTCATCTTGTACTGCAAATGTTCTAAGTTGATCTCTTTTTCTAACATAATCTGTATCGAAGAAAGAAATATTTTTCTTCATATTAGTATCAGTTAGTGATAGAGCAGCAAATGCTCCATACATATCATCACTATCTGAACCCATTGGATTAAAAGTATAACCCATTTGATTTTCAGTAAAACCTACTGCACGTGAATTACGAATGATCATATCATCATATGCCATTCCTAAATTAGAAAGATCTTTTAGAAGCCTTCTTACTGGATTACCAGTACTTAAAGGACCTCTTCTATCTGTAAAACCTGCCATAATCTATTTTTATTATTAGTTTATATATTCTTATAGTATAATGCTTGAGCTTGGTTAATATTTCCACCATAAAATTGGTTTTCATTATTAACAGCTCCAACATACCAATCTTCATATCCTAAGACATAAGGATTTTTCATTTTCTTTATCATATACTGCCTTGTGCAGTAAGTTAAATTATATTTCTTTCCGTAAGCTCTCTTAACAAACTCCCACTTAAATGCTGTAATAGGTTTCTGTTGATCAGGATTACCTAAAGCAGTTCCTTTTGTTAATGATGCTATTTGAGTTTGTAAAGACACTGTAAGTTCAGTTAAAAAAGGAATCCTAGCTTCATAAGGCATATAGTGTAAATTAATTCCTAATTGATGACCATTATCAGATTCACCTAATCCTATCACTAATGGTTTTGTATCATAAAAGATTTCATCTGTAGTATAATAATTAAAACAATACATTTGGCCAGGATTTAAAACACCATCAGCTGTGGCACTAACTCTAGGTATATCTAACTCTGATTGTTTAGATGCACCAGACCTACCTTTATAATCTGTAAGGTAAATATCTAAATCGTCTGTGAATTGTCCAATTAAAGCCATTAGAATAATTTTGAATCTTCTGTTAATAACATTACTTTACAGTTCCTTTCTTTTGCCATTTTATTTAACGCATTAGTCTTACATAAATTTCTAACATACGATTCATACGCATATTTAAAATTTTTCATTGCCTTTGCGGTTTTTCTTTTAGGTTCTTTTGGTTTAGTTAATTGTGCTTTAGGTTTTATCTCTACTACATATTCTTGTGTTGTATCTCCTTTTTTCATTTTAAAGAAAAAGTCAGGATAATACTTATGAAATTTATTATCCAAAAGATTAAAGTAAGGTATAGAGAAAGGTTCAGATATCCAGTAAATCACATCTTCATTATGATCGCACCAATGACAAAATTTTCTTTCCCAACTACTCCTGTATATAATAGGACCTTCTCCTCTATACTTTTGAGGAAATTTTGGTTTATAATAACCTTGCTTAAATCCTGATTTTACAGTAGGCTTTACCTTCTTTATACTCATTTAACATTTTATATTGTATAGATACCTTCGCTATCAGCACTTCCATTAATTGAAACTGTGCCATGATATTTCTTAGGGTGTAATTTATTCCAACCTTTTGCAAATCCTCTTTTTGCTATTTCAGTAAAATAAGCAAATGCATTAGTACTTTTTTCTGGATTAAAATTTCTCCAATATCTATAAAGATCCATATAAGCATAAGCAATACAATCTTGCCTATCTTCTGGATTTCTATATGTTAATTTTCTAGAACACTTATCAGCTAATAGCATCAAAAATTCTAACGCCTTCGGTGTTAACTCTCCTTGTTCTTTAGATATAACGATCTGCTCAAGGAGGTCTCTATTATTTAAATAATTTCTTTTTCTTGCCATTAACTTTGATTTATTTATTATTATATACAAAAAAGGACCGATTGTTTAATGTTCAATCGGTCCTCTAATTATATTAAATTAGAATGTAATATGGAGTTTAAATCTTAACTTCTAAATCTTCTTTAGGAAGTACAATACTTTTACCATTTTTAGGAACAATGATTGTTAATAAATCATCATCACCTAAAGAAGCATACTCTTCAGCATTAACTAATACTTCTTGTCTCTTTTTTAAACCTTGTCCGTTCTTTTTAACTGATGCTTCTACGAAACCATCGTTTAAATAATCGTCTTTAGTTTTTTTTTCAGAAATATATGAATCAGCTAATTCTTTTTCCTTTCCTTTTAACTCTTCTTCTAATAAATTTAAAGCTTCAGTTAATTCTTCAGTTTCACCTAACTTTTTGATAGCAGCCTCAACTTCAGATTTCTTTTCTTCTAGGAAAGAAATTGAATCAGTAAGATCTTTTCTTTTGTTTTCCTCGATTGCTTTTTCATTATCTTCAGCAATTAATCTTTCAGAAAGAATTGGAGAAACATCAAAGTTAATAAATTCTTTTACTATTTCCACAGTTTCAGAAGCAGTATCAATTTTTGACATTTCATTTAGTTTCATTCCAGGATTTACTTTATTAATATAAATTCCTTCATTCACTCCAATCATTGTTAAAAATACATCTAAGAATTCTTGATTTTGGATAGTTGTAAAATTATCCATCTCTGCGATTAAATCAACTGATTCAAAGAATTTACAAATTTTATCATTTTGCCATTGATTTCTGTAACCAGAGAAATTAGTTGCTAATAAAGATTCTTTCAATTCAATGATACTGTAGTTAGTCATATCAACTTTACCCATTGTTAAAGTACCTTCAGCAATAT